AACACAACTCTTCGATCTCACGGAGTCAGTCACATGACTTTTCGTTTCCAAGCCAAATATGGATTACTCACTTACGCTCAATCCGACGGTCTCGATCCATGGAGAATTGTTGAGACACTATCAGAACTGGGGGCTGAATGTATCGTTGGAAAAGAGTCTCACGAAGACGGCGGAACTCATTACCATGCTTTTTTCATGTTCTCTCGGAAATTCCAGTCGCGGAACGCCCGAATATTTGATATCGACGGCTATCATCCAAACATTCTCTCAGGCCGCAAGACTCCTGGACAAATGTACGACTATGCTACCAAGGATGGAGATGTTGTCGCCGGTGGATTGGAACGACCCAATGAGGTATCTACCTCGTCAAATTCTGATGACTTCTGGAGATGCGTGTTCGATGCAGAGACTAGAGAGGAGACTTTTAGAGTCGCTAAGGAATCTAATATCGGTCTCCTCGGAAGATACTACTTCCAGGTACGCGCTATTGCAGAGGGAAAGGCCATGCAAAACCCACTTGATTACGTCAGTCCTGACGCACTGGAATGGGAGCTTGGACCTTATCCGGAACTCATCGATTGGTGTTCGTCTAATTTGGGAAGACGTGGAGGAAGGTTAGTCCCCTTTTTCACTTCCCCTCCTTCGCAAGCTCAGGGGGGCCCACCGTCTATAGGTATGGCATTCGTGTTTGGGCAGGAGCTCGATCTCTTGTGCACGGCCCCCAGTCGGGCCACTCGCTTCGCTCAGACAATGGCCCCGACACGGAATTGGGGGCCGTGCCCGCCAATTGTTTTTGCTTACTAATTGCTGACTAAGCATTTGCTGACTAATACACGCTAGACCTAAATCTCTCGTTTTGGTTGGACCATCCAGGACAGGGAAGACTTCCTGGGCCCGCAGTCTAGGCAAGCACTTCTACTTCGGTGGTGCATTCAACATGGACCAATTATCATTCGATACAGATGACGTCAACTATGCTGTTTTTGACGATATACATTCACTCAAGTTTTTTCCTATGTGGAAGTTTTGGATGGGCGCACAAGACACATTCACTGTCACGGACAAGTATAAGGGCAAAATGACTTTCAATTGGGGAAGGCCGATCATTTGGTGCAACAACAAGGACCCGCGGGCGGATCCTGATGCTGACGCCGATTGGATCGACGCAAATTGTATTGTAGTTAACGTTCCGGAGGACACGCCGCTCATTTCTCGTGCCAATACAGAGTAGCTTCGGTAGAGAAAGTCAATGTATCAGCTGCAGCGCTCGAGTTCGACGCTAGCAGATCTACTACGTAATAGTCTCCCATACCGGGCCGACCGATAGTCGAGTACCGGTTATTGATCTCCCCCTCTCCATTCTCATCCTCTCCATAAACAATATTTTTGTTCATACCATGCCACATCTTGTAATCCCTGATAACTCCGGATACACCGGAATTAATAGTAAACGTCTTATCATACATGATCTTAACGTTGGTGCTGTCGGTGTTGGCCGTAAAGGTGTCATTCCAGTCGACACCATTGGTTCCGGCAAAAAGAAGATTGGTAAGCGAAGTACCAAATGACGTGCCAGTTTGATCCATAAGGGCACGGACCCATCCATTGGATGTCTCGACCGAGTCTGCCGAGGTACCGAGGCCACTAAATAGGCCCTTGGCGGTAAAACAAATACGACGCCATAACCATGACGTAGGATTGTTGGTGTTGATCCGGATATGTTCTTTCAGACCACGCATATAGCAGGTCTGGGACTCACGAACTGAGTCAGCGGTGGGGTTGGACGCGTTGCTCACTCGATCGCGAGCAGTAGCGCACCACACTAGCATTGTTGGGGCTGCGCCAGTGGCAATGAAGCCACGAACAGCGGGGTTTATTCCGGTAGGTGAAAAGGAAACATTGATCATGTTATCCCTCTTCTTTTTCGACGACACATTGAGGATACGCCTTTTGGAGGTACCACGACGGCGAAAGGTAGTTCTGCGAACACGGCGCGGGCCTCTTGTTCTTCGATATCGGGAGGTACGTAGGGAGCGGCGAGGGCGACGGGCATATCGGCGGGATGCATAAGCCATGATGATGTAGGTGATTAGAAATCAACGGGGGATAAGAGCGGCTTTTATACTTGTCCGGGCGGAGTTAGGACTTAACCGGACTTAAGTCGATTATATAAGGTGACTCTGACTCTACGAGTTGTGTATAATATTA